AGCAATTGCGAACTAGGCGGCTAACTAAAACCAAATGGTTCTGCGCACTTTAAGGAGAAGTGAAATGAAAGTAAAAACATCTGAACTACAAGGGGCCGCTCTTGATTGGGCGGTGAACCAAATCGAGGAATGCTGCGATGACCCGCATACGCCTTTTTTCTCCACCAACTGGGCGCAAGGTGGTCCGATTATTGAGCAGGAACGCATTAGCGTAGAGCCTTGTTTTGATTGGCAGTGGGTCGCTACACTCACTGAAGGGCCTAACATTGCTTTTGAAGAAGAAGGCCCAACCCCACTCGTTGCGGCAATGCGTTGTTATGTGGCAAGCAAGATGGGCGAAGAAGTAGAAGTACCCGATGAACTTATGAAAGGAGAAGTGAAATGAGTAACGGAATACCTGCTGGGTATGGGTCATGGAATCACAGAGTTGTTGATATGTCAACAGAGAACGATGGCGACCCGTTAGTTGAATTACGGGAGGTTTTCTACGACCGAAACGGAATACCTGTTGGGCATGGTGGACCGAGCGTAATGTCCGAAACGATGGAGGGATTGCGAGAAGTAGTAGACCGCATGAAGGAAGCACTCGACCAACCCGTATTGACACCCGAGGACTTTAGAGGAGAAGTGAAATGAGTGATATTTGGTGCGAACTTCTTGAACACTCGGTTCGTGATGTATTCAAGGATATGCAAGATGCCTTGTGGGAATCACAGATAGAGAAATATCCCGAGTCGGTGCGGATGTCCATTGACGAGGTGTTTGCGTGGTGCGATGAAGCAAAAACTGAATTGGAATTGGCCAGTCGCTATATGCAAATAGCAATGGCATTGCAGTATCCCGTTGTTGTGTTCTATCGAATCGAAGGCACAAAGTACCGAGGCTTTCGGTTTGGTGTCGAGGGTAGTAAATACATGTCTTTATATTCGGAGGTGTGAAATGAATTGGTTAAAGGAATTGTTCTTCTACGACGCTGAGACATTTACTTGGTCTCAATTCATGCTCGACTTGTGCATGGCGGTTGGTCTGCTACTCATGATGTTCGTCGGCATTTGGTTGGCTTATCTCATCTTTGGCTAGGGGGAAATATGTACGGTAATAGCAACGCTAAAAATGGCTGGATGCCGGAAGGTCTACCGCATCTGCCCACGTACGAGAAGGCATTGGCGCATTGGGAATCGGTGCGTCCGTACACGAAGGGTGCAGACCAAGGCAAGCGACCAATGGGCGAGAAGCGTAGGTATTCACGCTCAATCATTCGCAAGGTCCAACAGTTAACCGGGGACGATGCAATCGTGCTTTCGTACTACAACAACGACGTAGTGCGACTGTATGCTGACGGGAGCAAGCGGTTCAGTACTTGTGGCTACCCAAGCATCTCGACCACGCACGTGCTCAACGAGACGAGTACGACCAACGCTCTACGTTTCAGTAGGGAGAAAGGAAAGATCTATGCTGTTTACAAGGGCACTTTTTACTGCATGCCTGATCGTGGGTATGTGGAAGTATCCGCAAGCGGTGCGATCACAGGCTACGAGTGCGAGTCTCAGCACACCATTTGCTTTGATGCGATGAAAGCAAAGAGAGATAAGTACGCCGCGTTCACCACGTACATGAAGGACATCCTGACAATCAGTCAGCATGTCGATGAGAACCCTAACACCGAGGATATGGAAGCGGTGTTCGTCGATATGCTCAGAGAGTTTCGATACGTGCCGGCATTGAAGAGCAACATCAGATCAGAGCGTGGTGTTAAGAATAGCCTTTGGGCATTGTTCGACTTGATCGACGAGGCGATGGGGCTAGAGCAGGAAGAAATGCTCAAGCGGTTCTATGTGATAGCACACAAGTTCTTTCCGTCGGTGGTGCTGGATAACTTCAACATCTACAAATGGAACAGACCCCCCAATGCGGGAGATCGGTACGTACTTGCAGAAGATGCAGTCAAACATTTCCACGAGGTAATCAAGTATCGCTTTGCCGACGAGGTCTTCGAGAAGAAGAATGTAGCACCGAGGGATAAAGCAGTTCACGATTCAAACAAGCACTACTTCATTTTTAACTAACAGGAAAGGAAACACCAAATGGAAATCAATCTCAGATCAGAAATGACCCTCAAAGAAGCCGAGGAGTTTATTCTTAGCGTGGGCAACGAGGTCAGCACCCATCTTGTAGGTCAGCCGGGTGTGGGCAAGACTGCTATGTACGAGCGCATCGTGGAGAAAACGGGATTCCGTGGCATCTACATCGACACCCCCAACACCGAGTTAGGTGACATTGGCATCCCCATGCCCAACCATGAGACTAAGACAACGTTGCTCTATCCCAACGAGTATTGGGGCTTCCAGCATGGCGACCCATGTGTGATCTTCATCGACGAGTTCACCAAACCGTCCTCACCTGCTGTACAAAACATGCTTCATCCTCTGCTAGCAGAACGTCGGCTAGGCGGGTTCAAACTGCACCCGGACTCCATCGTGATAACTGCCGGTAACAACACGACCGACGGGGTAGGTGATATGTTGAAAGATCACTCGATCAACCGACTAACCATCTGCCCGATTGCCAACCCGACTGCCGAAGAGTGGCTCGAGTGGGCGGCATTGAACGGAGTAGCGCCCGAGGTGATGGCATGGGTTAAGGCTTATCCGCATTGCATGGCATCGTACAAAGACCCTGCTCAAGCAGATAATCCGTATAACTTCAACCCGAAGAACCCAAAACGGTCATACTTTTCTCCACGTTCGGGCTATCGTAGTAGCAACATCATTAAAAAGCGTTCGCTTATCTCCCGTAACGCATTGGTGACTGCGTTGAGTGGGACCATCGGTGATGCGGCGGCTCGGGACATGACGGCTTACGTCGAAGTTGCGGATACTCTGCCCATGTGGGAAGACGTTATTACTAACCCACAAACGGCAATCGTGCCGACTTCACCAGCGGCTCTGTGCATCATGGCTTATGGTGCGGTGCAGAGGATAGACCGGGGCAACGTGGGCAAGTGGTTCGAGTACCTCAAGCGGACACCGAAAGAGTTGCAGTCTGTGTTTTGCTTGACTGCCGGCAAGCACCCCGAGAAGAAGCAAATCATGATGACATCTGGTTCGTTTGTGAATTGGATGCGTGAGAACCAATACTTGTTCTAGGAGATAAATATGTGGCATGAAGTTTCGGTTCCAAAAACGAGCGAGATGCATGGGGTATTGCTCTACGACACTAAGAAGGAAGAAGGGAAGGTTCGACTACTCCCAACACTTCCCGATGGGGTGGTGGGGTTAGACATCCTTTTGGATTGGATAAACGATCTGAAAGAGGAATACAACGAGAGACTGAAAGGACTATGATGAAACTAACTGCTGAACAAAGAATTGAGCGTACGCACGTGACGCTCATGCGGCACAAGGACTTCTGCTTATTTAGTGGGATGTTCATGATCGGCAAAGTCCAAGTGCTTGATGAGCCGATTACCGCAAGGACTAACGGGCGGGACGTTGACTACGGGCGCGAGTTCGTGGACATGCTCGATGACAAGATGCTTGCGTTCTTGGTGGTGCATGAGGCTATGCACAAAGCGTATCGCCACTTAACTACGTGGAAGGTACTAGCGAAGGAAAACAAGCAATTGACCAACATAGCCGCAGATTACGTCATCAATCTTCAGATCCGGGACATGGACCCGGACGGGCATATGGTGATGATGCCGAGAGACAAAGACGGCAATGTGCTTGGCTTGATCGACGAGCAGTATCGTGGCATGGACACGAAGCAAGTCTATGATGCACTTAAACAGAATCAGGGAGGTGGCAAAGGTGAAGGACCGGATGGACCGACTGGAGAGAAGGGTGGAGGCGCGGGTCAAGGACAAAGTGACGAGTCGTCAGTATGTCCGGGTAAAGGGCAACCGCAAGATTCCCTTGATGAGCATGACTGGGATGGGGCGGCAGAGTTGTCCGATGAAGAGAAGGACCGCCTAGAGAAAGAGGTCGATCATGGTCTGCGTGAAGGTGCTATCCTAGCAGGGAAGATGAAGGGGAATATTCCACGGGGTATCGAGGAAGTGCTTCACCCCCGAGTCGACTGGCGGGAAGCGTTGCGGGATTTCGTCAAGATCAATACCAAGGGTGGCGAGATCACTACATGGCGCAGACCCAATCGTAGGTTTCTCGGTGTCGACATCATTATGCCGAGCCTTCAGGGGCAAAAGGCAGAGACTATCGTGATAGGGACAGATACATCAGGGTCGATTGGTGGACCCGTCCTTGCTCAGTTCCTTGGCGAGATGGCGAACATCTGCGAAGAGGTTTCACCCGAAAGAGTTGAAATACTTTATTGGGACAGCCACGTGGCGAGCCATGAAACCTATGTTGGTTCTGAAGTAGCAATGATGATTAACTCAACCAAACCCCGTGGTGGTGGAGGCACCAACCCGGACTGTGTAGCGAAGTACATCATGGATAAGAAGATCGAGCCGCAATGCGTGGTCATGCTCACCGACGGGTATTTCTACGGGCATGACGTACGTGTGTGGCAAGAGATGGGTGTGCCGGTGTTTTGGTGCGTTGTTAACAACAAAGCATTCAAGCCGGCGATTGGTCAATCAGTACTAGTGGAGATCTAAACATGGAAACGAAGAATGCAGGAAAGAATGGTCGCGTGGGTGTCAGCCTCAGTAGCGATACAGCCAACGAGTTGCTCGAGATCAAAGATGAGTTGGCGCAGAAACTCGGGGTAAACCTTTCGTTTACTCAGGTCGTCGAGTACTTGGTCAAGCAGTACAAGACAAGACAAAATGACCAATAGTCAACATGTCCCTATTAGCAAAGGAAACTAAAATGGAATCAATCGGTATTGCAACAAGTTCGATGCTGGTCGAGTTGAACGTCTCATGCTGGACTGCCCGTAAGTTGGATAAGCGGGTGTCCGAGGAAGTCGATGCGGTCAAGAAAACCAAAGCGAGGGGCGGTAACTACCACAAGAATCTATTGGCTGGTAGCAAGAGCCTTGAGGATGTCAACAAGTATGCCGCTAGGATTCGCCTGTGGAATACGATGAACACCCTGCCTTGGTCCGACAAGGGTAGCCGACTCATCCCCATGAAGCATTTCCTAGACTACAAGGCAGAGTTGAACAACCACGAAGCCGAGTTCAACAGACTTTGTCAGAAGTTTTTTGCTGAGTATCCAACGCTGATTTCTGCGGCGGCTTTCTCCTTGGGAGATATGTTTGACCGGGAAGAGTACCCCGAGGTAAATCACATCATTAACAAGTTTAGGTTCGTGTATTCGTTCTCTCCTGTGCCAACGTCAGGCGATTTTCGTATCGACATCAACGAGGTAGCCAAAGCCGAATTGGTTGAGCAGTACGAGGCTAACTTCAAGAATCGTATCGAGGATGCCATGCGTGAGGTGTGGGACAGACTGCACGAGTGCCTCACACACATGAGTGATCGCTTGGCAAGCGACGAGGAAGGTAAGCGTAAGGGTTTCCACGCTACGATGCTAGGGAACGCTAAAGAGTTGATAGATCTACTTGATAAGTTGAACATCACGAAAGACCCGAAACTCGAGACCGCGCGTCGAGACTTGTCAACGGCTCTGCTACTTGTCGATACAGACATGCTCAAGGATAGCGACGAGATACGCTTGCAGACTAAGAACAAGGTCGATGCAATCCTCTCCAAATTTAACTGGTAAGAAAGGGAATCAAATGACATTACCAAACTTTAACAATCAGTTGTCACAACGGGTCGGGCTGTGCAAGCCACTTGAAGACTTGCTCAGTAACTATTTCTTGATGGACCCGACTGTGAAGTTCGTTGCTAACAACCGATCACGCAGATACAACGATGGAAACTTCCCTGATGACGAGCGCCCGATTGGCTCTGTGCATGCGTACAAAAACTCTCAGCATCTCGGCTCTGTGCGAGTGTACAAGGACGACTATCGTGGGCTAGGTAGAATCGACGTTTATGCCGTCAGGTCGGAGGCGATCAACAAAGCCCGGGGGCGAAGTAGAGATGAGGTAATAACCAAGGATGCCCACAAAGCGATCAAGCACATGCAAGAGTATTTCAGATCCAAGAGCAACAACGTATTTCGGGACAAGATACTTGGACTAGCCACTCACGAAATCAATAGCCTACAAAATACGGCTCAGTACAGAGTAAATTCCTTGATTAACAACAAACCTCATCAAGCCGACACCGACGTTGCGTTGTACCTACTAGCGCAATACGAAGGCTTAGCGTCAGCTCTACCAGACTCTATAAATAAAATCTTCAGCAAGTCCGAAGATATACAGAGGTTCTACGATCTAAGAATTGCCAACAGCGTCGCCAAAGAGTATAAGAATGGAGGTGCGGTAGTCATCGAGTTCTCTGATGGTGGCATGTGGTATGCCGACAAGAGTGAGATGTCGGACATTGCTAAGATAACAACAACCTACGACTTGCCCAAAAACTACCAAGAGAAACTTGCGTTGCTTAAGTTGTGTGAGCCATCGCAACCGGTTGAGAACATTGGGGTTAAGTTTAACCAAGAGATAGAGAACGACTCTAATGCCAAACTGTATTACTTGGTGGGGGGAGAAACAGTAACGCTCTGCTAGTTACCTAGTTTAATTTACTTTCCTACGAGGACATACTGACTGATCGTCAGTATGTCCTTTTTTTTTCGTCTACCCCCTTGCAATCCTTTTTAATCAATGTATACTGTGTCTACTTGCCTCTTGAGGAGATGCGGTGTCTACCCCCGAAACCAAAGTAAAACAACGAGTTAGGAAGATCTTAGATGATCATGGGGTCTATTGTTTTATGCCGGCAACGGGTGGCTACGGACGTAGTGGTATACCCGATATTGTAGGGTGCTATAAAGGATTCTTCTTTGCGGTAGAGTGCAAAGCGGGTCGTGGTACAACGACGGCTCTACAAGAAAAAGAACTACGCAAGATTAGAGAAGCCGGCGGTACGGCTTTCGTTATCAACGAAACGAACGTAGAGGAATTGTCCCAGTGGTTGCGCGACAATTTTGCGATGACCGTTCCCAAGAAGGGGTAGCAGTGATTTTGACAGTCGACTTCGAAACGTATTACGACAAAGAATTTTCTTTGTCAAAGATGACAACGGAAGAGTATGTGCGTGATGATCGCTTCGAGGTGATCGGGGTAGCAGTAAAAGTTGATGATGACGAGACAGTTTGGTGCGCCAACGGGGTAGACAAATTTCTTGCGCAGTTTGATTGGGACAATGCGTTCGTGCTTGCGCACAACATGATGTTCGATGGTGCGATTCTCAGTTGGAAGTACGGCATCAAACCCAAAGCGTACCTCGATACCCTCTGCATGGCACGTGCGGTAGACGGTGTGGAAGTGGGTAACAGCCTAGCAAAACTTGCAGATCGTTACGGGATAGGCAAGAAGGGTACAGAAGTCATCCTAGCGATGGGCAAACACAAGGCCGACTTTAGCGCACAAGAACTGCATCAGTACGGCGAGTACTGCCGCAACGACGTGGACCTCACCTACACCCTCTACAAAATTCTCCGAGAGAGTTACAGCCTCAAAGAACTGAAGTTGATCGACCTGACCATACGGATGTTTACGGACCCAGTCCTACGTCTTGATCTCCCACTACTTGAACAGCATCTCGAAGATGTGCGAGCTAGAAAGGAAGAACTTCTTACAGCAGCCGGTGTGACCAAAGAAGTCTTGATGTCGCAACCGAAGTTTGCCGAGTTGCTTGAGAGCATGGGTGTGGACGTGCCGATGAAAGTTAGCCCCACGACAGGCAAGTTGGCCCCAGCTTTGGCAAAGAGTGATGACGGGTTTAAGTCCCTGCTTGAGCACCGTGACGAGCGAGTGCAAGTCCTTGCGGCGGCTAGGCTCGGGACAAAAAGCACACTTGAAGAGACACGCACCGAGAGACTTATATCGATAGCGAAGCGGGGTAGCCTTCCAGTCCCCTTGCGCTACTACGCCGCACACACAGGGCGTTGGGGTGGCGATGACAAACTAAACTTACAGAACCTTCCGTCACGTGGCGAGAACGCTGGCAAGTTGAAGAAGTCAATACTGCCCCCTGATGGCTACGTGCTGATCGATGCCGACTCCTCTCAGATTGAGGCGAGAACTCTCGCTTGGCTAGCAGGGCAAAACGACTTGGTCCAAGCATTTGAGAATGGTGAGGACGTTTACAAGATCATGGCGGCGAGAATCTACGGCAAGCCAATCGACGACATCACTAAAGAAGAACGTTTCTTAGGCAAGACTGTGGTGCTCGGATGCGGCTATAGCCTCGGACATAAAAAGTTTATGTTGCACATGCGGTCAGTTGGTGTGGGCATGGAAGAGGGAACAGCCCAATTTATTATCAGGCGATACAGAGATAACTTCCCCTACATCCCGCAGTTGTGGGAGAGCGCTAGCCGGTGCTTAGAGGCGCTTGCATCTACTGATCTCAAAACGTACGACTTCTGCGCACAGCCACAAGCGGTAAGCCTACTGCCCGGAGTCGGGTTCGACATCCCAAGCGGCATGCCGATTCGGTATATGAATCTGCGGGAAACCGGAGAGCGGTTCTATGATGGCACCCCCCAATACATCTACGACACTAGGAAAGGCGTGACCCGCATCTACGGCGGGAAAGTTGTAGAAAACATTTGCCAAGCAGTTGCCCGTTGCGTGATTGGTGAGCAGATGCTCCGTGTGGCTAAGCGTTACAGAGTTGTCCTGACAGTGCATGATGCGATTGTATGTATCGCACCAATTGATGAAAGAGAAGAAGCAGTTAAGTACGTTGAAGAGTGCATGCGTTGGAGACCCAAGTGGGCTGAGACTTTGCCACTAAATTGTGAAGTTGGATACGGAGATAACTATGGAGAGTGTTGATAAATACAAAGAAAGAAGAAAAAAATACAACGCATACAGACGCACTGAAGAGTACAAAGCTAAACGAAGGGCTACTCGGGACTTATCTAAAGATCGTGAGCGGTGGAAAAAATACTATGAGGCAAACAAAGAACAGCTAAAAACATATCACACAGAGTATATGCTCCGTCCCGGAGTTAAAGAACGCTATAAAGAACTACACCGTAAAGAATATATTGAAAAGGGTAAAAAAAGAGGCTTAGATAATATAAAAAATATTACAGATAGCTACGTAAAAATGGTATTAGTAAAACACACTAACTTAACTTACAAAGATATCCCCAAAGAGTTAATAGAAGTTAAGAGGTTAGAAATGTTAATTAGGCGGGAATACTTAGCTAATACTACACCCTCTGAAAGATTTAAAGAGTCAAAGAAAAAATACTTATTAAAAAAACGTAAACTTTTAACCAAGGAGAACCAAGATGAAAAACGTAACTGAGCTAAGAGAGCAATTGTCACAAGTTTTTTACGAACTGCGTAACAACACAGTCAAACACACCGATGCCGCAGAACTAGCAAACATTGCCGGTAAGATGATTAATTCAGCTAAGGTTCAGTTAGAGTATTACGCATTACGGAAAGAAACCCCAACGATTTCGTTTTTAGCTAGTGAAGAAGCGCTACTTCCACGAAAGGCAAAAAATGAAAGTAAGTGAAGTAGTTGACTACGCTCCCCACATCGAAGAGATAAAGCGTTTACTACGAGACGTATATGATTTAGCCAATGAGCGTAAGCACAGGGAAGCCGAAGAGATAGCCCTTAAGTTGGCAGTTGAAGCCAAACTCTTATATGTAGCGATTCGCCACAATGGGTAAATACACTTGGTCGTACAGTAGCATCTCGCTGTTCCAGCAGTGCCCTCGGAAGTATTACCGACTGCGGGTGCTAAAGGACATAGTTGAGCCGCCACAAGCACATCTCGATTACGGATCTGCGGTTCACAAGGCGGCAGAAGATTACGTCTGCGGTGGCATCGACATCCCTGAAAAGTATGGGTTCATCAAACAGTCCTTGGATGCGTTGAAGGTTCTGCCGGGGGAGAAGCACTGCGAGTATGAGATGGGGCTGACCAAAGAATTTAAGCCTTGCAAGTTCCGTAACCCTGACGTGTGGTTCAGAGGCATCGCCGACTTGCTCATCCTCGACGGCGACGAAGCAAAAATAGTTGACTATAAGACTGGTAAGTCTTCTCAGTACGCTGACATTAAACAGCTAGAGTTGCTCTCTCTTCTGGTGTTCAAACATTTTCCAAAAGTCAAGAGAGTTAGAGCAGGGCTTGTGTTTCTTGTAGCCGAAGATTTAGTTAGAGCCGAGTTCACCGAGGACCAGCAGAGCGCCGCGTGGACTAAATGGCTTCCTGAAATTGAGCGCCTTGAAACAGCGCTTGATACCGACGTGTGGAATCCCAAACCAAACTTCACATGTCGGAAGTTTTGTGCAGTAGTAGATTGTGAACACAATGGAAAAAACATTTACTAAGGAGAGTAACCATGAGTGGACGTAAACCTAAGCATGACAGTCGTGTATTGCGGTATTTAACAAATAAAGGGCCGGTAACTCAGGCGGCGATTGCCAAGGGTTTGAAATTACCGGTTGCAAACATTTATCCGATTATTAAACGTATGGTTGAGCAGGATAAAGTGCGCATGTCCGGAAAGCTTGTTGATGTGCTTGATGATAAACCAATTAAACAACCTAAGATCATCCCCAATGAGCATGTAGATCGTATTGCAATGCTCAAAGACGAGATCGACAACATCGACAACGGCATCCGCTCTCTGATGATCACTCGATCATACCTCCTACGCAGAACACAAGAAGAAACGGCAAATGTCTGATAAGTGCTTTTCGTATTATGAGGGTACTTGGGTCACAGTAAAAGAGACTGGTAGGAAAGGCGTAGTCGTTAAAGCGGTTGCCGGTTTGGTTGAAGTTCGGGTTCCAAGCGACAACGACTGGCCTTTTCCTAGCTATGTACACTGCCATCCAACCAAACTCATGCGGTACGAACCGCCCGACCAACCACAGGAGCCTGAGAATGAGCCTGCCCCATTCTGAAGTTGATCGTATGAACCAAGCTTGGACTGATTGGTTCGCTAAACGTGCGCCCCGCAACGAAGAAGCTTTCTACACATGCTTCAAAGAGGCGTGGGAATCTGCATACAAGCACTACGAGAAACGAATTGGTCTGCTTGAGCAGGAGGTGGCGTGGGCTGAGAACGGGTACAACAAGGAGAAGAACACATGAACGACGAACAAATCTTTGAACTAGCAGAGAAAATTGGGTTCCAAGATGACTTTGGTCGGTGGAACTTTACGAGTGAGAACTTGCTAGACTTTGTGTTCATGGTTCAGAAGGCAGAGCGTGAATGGGTTGGGCTGACTAAAGAAGAAGCCAAAGAAATCTCAATGGCAAATCGTCCCTATGTAATAGACATGATTGCCGCATTGGAAGCCAAACTAAAGGAGAAGAACACATGAAAGATAGAATAATACTAGCAACAGTTGTATCAGGAATGGTGATTCTTGTTGTAGCCATATTCTTGATCGGCGCACAGCATGGGTCCCGTGTTAAAGCCATGAACATCGTAGAAATATTTGAGGCTGGTAAGAAGGAAGCCCTACGAGTCTCACCCCGTCCATCCCTTGAACTTGAAATTACTTGCGCCAACGTATGGGCTGGCAAAGTTGCCGCGCCGGAGGTATTGAAATGAGTGACAAACCCGATATGGTCAACAAACCCCCTCACTACAACAAAGGTGGCATCGAGTGCATCGACGCAATCAAAGCTGCATGCGAAGGGCTGGATGGATTTGAAGGCTATTGCACTGGCAATTCAATCAAGTATCTGTGGCGCTGGAAGCACAAGAACGGCGTTGAGGATCTGAAAAAAGCCGACTGGTACATTCGCAAACTGGCTAATGAGACTAAAAATGCGGACAATTGAGGACAAGCTTCTTGATTACCTATGTGAGCATAAAAAACCTACTACGATCAAGCAGATGGCTAGGTACTTCATTGCCAGCGACAACGCCGTGCAAAGAGCGTTCACTAGCCTAGTCAATCGTGGGCTGGCTGAGGTCGTGCCTAAGAGTAAGCCATACCTATACAGGGCAAAGCTTTGAGCCTAAAATTGGTGGATCTATCTAGGAGAACAGCATGCCTTACGTCAACAAACCCCGGCCCTATAAGAAGGAATACGAGCAGTATGACGGCACCGAAAAGGTCAAGAAAAAGAGGGCCGAGCGCAACAGAGCAAGGCGGATCATGGAGGAAGCCGGCAAGGTGCGTAAGGGTGACGGCAAGGACGTCCACCATAACAAGGCGCTATCGAAAGGTGGAACCCATAAAGACGGACTATCAGTCATGGACGCCTCCGAGAACCGGTCTTTCAAACGCAATTCCAAACGCCAGCTAGTCAACGAAACCAGCACACAGGAAAAGAAAAAGAGTGCAAATAGTCGATAACCACACGTTAGTCGTACGAACTCGGAACCCAGCAAGGATCACCGAGACCATAAAAAACAGTAAGTTGCTACAAACGAATGGAGATGTAACTGAGATTGCCGTGAAGTGGGGTCTTGAGGAAGCACAAGTCCTGCGCAAGCTGAACATGAAAAATGTGCCTTCCCCGATACAGAGGGACTACAAGTGGCCCGGACTGTTCAGACCCATGGCACATCAGATCGAGACTACGTCATTCTTAACGCTACATAAACGAGCTTTTTGCTTTAACGAGCAGGGCACCGGCAAGACTGCATCGGCTATTTGGGCATCGGACTACTTGCTTGAGAAGAAGCACATAAACCGAGTGCTCATCGTCTGCCCGTTGTCGATCATGCAGTCTGCGTGGCAAGCCGACCTGTTTAAGTTTGCATTGCATCGTACGGTAAACGTCGCACACGGCGACCGAAACAAGCGCAAGGAAATCATCAACAGCATCTCTGACTATGTCATCATTAACTATGATGGGCTGGAGATTGTGAAGGACGACATCAAAAACGGCGGTTTTGACCTAATCATCATTGACGAGGCCAACGCATATAAGAACGCAAAGACCAAGCGGTTCAAAGCGATGAAAGAGGTCATGAACCACAACACGTGGATGTGGATGATGACAGGCACCCCTGCCGCACAGTCCCCTCTTGATGCTTATGGCTTGGCTAAGATGTGTGTCCCCGACACGGCCCCCATGTTGTTTGGTGGGTTCAGAGACTCTGTGATGTACCAGATTACAAGATTCAAGTGGATACCGAAACCGTCAGCAGAAGCAACGATTCACAAAATGCTCCAACCCGCTATCCGCTTTACGAAGGCCGAGTGTTTAGACCTACCCGAAGTCACCTACACCTCCCGCTACGCCCCTCTATCTCCTCAGCAAACTAGGTACTACAAGCAGTTGAAGAGGGAGATGATGATCGAAGCGGCTGGCGAAGAGATCTCAGCAGTCAACGCCGCATCTAACTTGACTAAACTACTTCAGATATCTTGCGGTGCTGTCTACACCGACATGGGCAACGTAGTGGAGTTTGACGTGGCAAGCCGGCTGTCTGCCGTGCTAGAGGTTATCGAGGAAGCCACACACAAGGTGCTGATCTTTGTACCTTTCACACACACTCTGGCGCTACTAAAAGATTTCCTATCCAAAAACGGAATCACCGCCGAGATCATCGACGGAAGTGTGAGTGTTAACAAACGCACCGACACGTTTAAACGCTTCCAAGAACAACAAGATCCCAAAGTGCTTCTCATCCAGCCTCAAGCGGCAGCACACGGAGTAACCCTAACTGCGGCAAACGTTGTGGTTTGGTATGCTCCTGTGACCTCAATTGAGTTTTACCTACAGGCAAACGCACGGGTGCATAGGCAAGGACAAAAGAACCCTGTAACTGTGGTGCATATTGAGGGCAGTCCCGTAGAGTCCAAGTTGTACGGCATGCTTCAGAGCAAGTTGCATTTCCATAGCCGTATCATCGACCTCTACAAAAACGAAATTAATACTTGACAGACTAAAGTTACGGGGTTACAGTTGTAAAACGGACAACAGATCCGACAGATAAGGAGAGTTATGGACGTGTCAATTGAGAAGATCGTCACCACTTACATCAAGATGCGCGACACAAAGGATGCACTCTACAAAGAGTACACCGCAAAAGCTTCTGAGATCGAAGAGCAGATGACAATCTTGAAGCATAAGCTGATTGAGATCTCGAAAGAAACTGGCGTTACAAGCTTCTCCACGCCGAATGGTGTGGCGTACCGCACAGTGAAGAATCGCTACTGGACTAACGACTGGGGAAGTTTCTACGACTTTATGCGTGAGAACGGTACGATGGAGTTGTTGGAGAAGAGGATACATCAGACGAACATGAAGGAGTTCTTGGAGAACAACCCCGATGCTCATCCTCCCGGCTTGAACATTGATAGTGAATATGAAATCACCATAAGGAGAAAGTAACCATGAGTGACATTGCTCTGTTTAATAAAAACGTCCCCGACTACCTCAAGGAAGTCGAACTTGATGACCTGACCAAATCCCTGTCAGGCAACACCGGTCTTAAGCGTATCTCGATCCGTGGCGGCGTGTTCCGCCTTATGGTTAACGGCGAAGAGATTGCTAAGAACGAAAACCGCGCCATGAATATCGTCATTGTGAACGGCGCACCCAAGGTATCTCGTCAGTACTACGCTGGTAAGTACGTCCCCGGTGAGACTGCACCCCCCGACTGCTGGTCAAACGACGGAGAAACGCCCGACGCCAGCATCGAGAGTCCTCAGAACAAGACCTGTGAAGGTTGCCCTCAGAACATCAAGGGTTCGGGTCAAGGCGACTCACGTGCATGCCGGTTCCAGCAAAAGCTTGCTGTTCTCTTGGCTGACGACGTGCATGGCGACGTGTATCAGTTGACTCTTGCGGCTACCTCGATCTTTGGTCGTGGCGATACCGATAAGATGCCGTTCCAGCAATACGCTAAGTACGTTGGTTCGCAGGGTAAGAACATCAACACCCTTGTCACCGAGATGCGCCTTGACAGCGACAGCGCTACCCCCAAGCTTACCTTCAAGCCCGTGCGTTTCTTGGAGCGTGATGAGTGGGAGTCGGCACGTGATAAAGGTTCTAGTGCGGCGGCGAAGTCAGCTATTACTCAGACCCCTGCTCAGACTGACAGCAAACCCAAGGCTATCTCTGCGCCTAAAGCCGAGGCGACTGAAGAAGCCATCCCCGAACCCACCAAGCGTCCAAGTAAAAAGAACGCTGAGCCAGCCCCAAAGAAAGACTTTGTGGACGTGCTTAATGAGTGGTCTACAGATGATGCGTAACCATGGACAACCGGGGTTACACATCACGAATCATCAAGGCTAATTTAGAGGCGAGTACCGACAACCCCGGTGTAATACTGGGGCGGTACTGCATCTCTAAAGAGATCCCTGTCAATGACGTCGCCGAGTATCTAGAGGTAAGCCGCATGACCATCTACAAGTGGTTCACCGGTGACTGGATGCCACGTAGGCGTCAGACAGAAAAGATCTTTGCCATCTTGGAGCAAGTTGGCTTTAGCGTAGACTAACAGGGCGTCTAGTTCGACGGAACAAAGAGGGGTACCGCCGCGCCCCCTGACGCCCTACCTTTTTTTAGCGTGGCGCACAAAGGCGGCTATGGCAATGAAGGATTTACTGTCGGCAGTGCTATCCACACAGGGGTGGTACTGCGTAGTAGCACTAAAAAAGACAGGGATGCCGAAACAAATTTTCGTGCAGACCCTAGACGAAGTAGAGACAGTTGCACAAGATTTACTATCCAAACACTACGACGTTTATTTTGCTTGCTCCAAATACGAGACTAACTCCACCCGCACCACCGATAACGTAAAGGCCATCAAGGCTTTTTGGCTCGACATCGACTGCGGCCCCGGCAAGCCATACGAAACCCAAGCCGAAGGTCTATCTGCCTTCAAAGACTTCTGCGCTGAAGTCGGCTTACCTAAACCATCGTTGGTCAATTCCGGTCGTGGACTCCATGCTTACTGGGGGATCAACAAAGAACTTACTAGGCAAGAATGGAAACCAATTGCCGATCAGCTCAAGCGTGCTTGTCATTTAAAAGGGCTTGAAGCCGACCCCGCTAGAACAGCAGATGCTGCATCCATACTGCGCATCCCTGACACGAAAAACTTCAAGGGCGACCTACCGCTTGATGTAACCCTGATGTGCGTCTCCCCCGAGGTGGACTTGGAGGTGTTCAAGAACGCAATCGGTGTGACAGAGATGCCCGAGGCACCTGACTACGGACCCTCGACGCTAAACGAGTTAACTAAGTCTCTGATGGGCAACAAGCAAAACCGGTTCTCCGTCTTGTGGGCTAAGGTCGAAAACGGGAATGGCTGTGCTCAGATAGAGAAAGCAGTTAAAGAACAAACAACCATTGAAGAACCATTGTGGAGGGCGGCACTATCCATAGCTGCCTATTGTGTAGACCGAGATTCTGCTATCCATGAGGTGTCCAAAGAGCATGAAAAGTACTCGCCACAGGAAACCGAAGACAAGGCTAACAAGATTAAAGGGCCGTACACGTGCGATGCGATTGAAAAGATCAACCCCGGAGGATGCGACAACTGCCCCCACAAAGGCAAACTTTCCTCCCCAATAGTCCTTGGGCAAGAGATCCTCGAGTCCGAAACAAACGAGATCGAATTCAAAGCCGAGGACGTCTCAAAGCCTGTCACCTACACCATACCTGAGTACCCCTTCCCCTACTTCAGAGGGCGTAATGGTGGGGTGTACCGCAGGGGAGAAGATGAGGAAGACGAACCTACGCTGATCTACGAGCATGACTTGTACGTGGTCAAACGGATGAAAGACCCACAGCACGGCGAAACTATTTGGATGCGTCTGCACACGCCCAAAGACGGAGTGCGGGAGTTTGCACTACCAGCAGTTGACCTATTGACCAGTGACAAATTGAGGGAAAAACTTGCTTGGTATGGGATTGTGGCGTTAAAAAAGCAGATGGAGTCAATCATGGCTTACATCGTCAGATTCGTAAAAGAACTACAGTGCAGAGAAGGAGCAGAGATTATGAGGATGCAGTTTGGATGGACGGAAAAGAACGGCTCGTTTGTGATTGGCGACCAAGAGATTTGCCCCGACGGAGATCGCTACAGTCCCCCTTCAAGTTACACATCTCAGGCATCTCCGTACTTTGAACCGGCAGGATCGCTCGAAGAATGGAAAAAAGTCATTAACACCTACAACATGCCGGGGTTCGAACCACATGCGTTTGGGTTCTTCACTGCTTTTGGTGCTCCGCTACTAAAACACCTGAACCTCAAGGGCGCCATCATTAACCTAATTAACAACACCTCGGGTACCGGCAAGACCACAACCCTCAAGGCTATGCACAGCGTCTTTGGGCATCCGGAAGAACTGATGTTGATCGAGCGGGACACTTTAAACACCCGCCTCCACAGGCTCGGCGTTATGAACAATATTGGCCTTGGGTGCGACGAGATCACCAAGATGAAGCCCGACGAAGCATCTGACTTTGCCTACGCAGTCTCACAAGGCCGAGGCCGTGGGCGGATGAAAGCCTCTGAGAACGCCGAGCGTATCAATCTGACCAAGTGGCAAACCATACTTTTGTGCTCATCAAACGCCTCATTGGTCGACAAACTGAAGTCCCTCAAGGGTACCCCCGATGGTGAGTTGATGCGGATTATCGAGTACAGCATCCCTGAAACCAAGCTACTGACCAAGGCCGAGGCCGATGACTTGTATCCGAAGCTATACACAAACTACGGACACGCAGGGCGTATCTATATTCGGGACTTGGTGTGCAACCTAGAAGAGCGAGTAGCTGAAGTCAAGGAAGTTCAAAAAGTCATCGACAAGAAGATCGGATTCACCAGCCGGGAGCGGTTTTGGTCGGCAATCGCAGCATGCAACATAGCAGGTGCCTTGTTTGCTAGGCGGCTAGGAATAATTGATATCGATGTCGGCCGGATCTTTAAATGGATGCTCAAGGAATTCAGCCAAATGCGGGAGGAGATCACCCCACCTGTGTCCGACTATGCCAGCGTGGTAGGCGACTTTTGGAACAAACACCGGCAGAACACCTTGGTTATTAACGATGAGGTCGACAAGCGTACCGGGGTAGAAATGTTGCCCATCCTAGAGCCTAGGGGAGAACTACTACTGCGGATGGAGCCTGACACGATGAAGCTGTTTATTGTCGCCAAAGACTTCCGGAAGTACTGCACCGAGAACCAAATCACCCTCAAGGATGTTCTTAACGGGCTGACTTCCGACGGCATCTACGGGGGCATCAAGAAGAAACGCATGTCCAAGGGCACCAAGTTGAGTGCCGTACCACCAGTGGATGCGTACGTTTTTGACTGCTCGAGGGGCGACTTCATTGATCCTGATGCCTACATCAACGCCGCTCAAGCCGATGCGGCTGAAGATCCTGAAGCAGAAGAGCCGGTAAATGAGGGTGAACCAGCTTAGTTACAACATAGACTGGACCAAGTTTAAGATCGGATGGTCTTTTTTCCTGCCGTGTTTACGCACGGAAGAAGGCAAACAGGAAGTCTTAAAGGTCACTAACCGATTCGGATTCGAAGTTACTATCAAGGTAGTAATTGAGGATGGCATACGCGGGTTGCGCATATGGAGGGTTAGGTAGTACCATGGGCCTGTGACTTCTACTCATGGTCACTCTCCTTCTTCTCCCCGCCTAGTGCGGGGAATTTTTTCACTCCCTCCCGTACCTCATCATCTGTAAAGCCTCAGGTATAAATTTCTTGCTGACTCTAGCGCCGATGTTATTGGCTTGCGCTTGATCCTCTGCTCTTTGATCAAAAGATTCTTGTATAGCCTTAGCGTCAATAGCAAACAATGGGTACTTTGCTGAAAATTCATTAGCTTCCTCTAATACGTCATTAAACGTATCAAAGTTATTCCTTTCCATCCACAAACGGTTCATTAGAGCTTTTCTGCGGTTTTCAAGTTTTTGCTCTCTTTGAACCACTTCTATTGACCTCTTTTGTGCGGTGTTTAATCTTACTGGCTGAAGCCCAATACTTTGCATAGCTATTTCCCACGCCGAGAACTCATTAACTAGCACGTCACCCTTAGTAGTTTTACCACCTTCTTCTGCTAATCTTGCTGCTGTAACAGGTTTAGCAAATAATGCAGGCGCTGATTTTTCAAAAGCACGCTGATATTGCCCTTCCTGCATAAGCCTATAAGCTTCAACCCAATTGAATGCTAGACCCACAGTTGGCCCTGCGTTAGCAATCATCGCCTCTGTAAGGCTTTCCCGAACATCCGGTGAATATCGACCTTCTCGATAAAACATGGTTACAGGGTCAAGACTGACGCGATCAGCAAAGTTACCCCCGGTTATTGTTGAAACCACTCCTTTTTGAATTGAGTCGCCGATAAAATCTCCTAAACTACCTGAGACTTCAGGGTTCATACCCATCTCAGCAAATAAATCACCGGCAGCACCACCAAGTTCTACTTGAACGTAGTTCTTTACCCAGTTTTCCCAGTCAAAGAACTCATCATCTTCGTCATCTGCAAACATATTTACTAGCACTCCAAGTCCAATACTGTAGAACGGGGATGCTTCATTCCCCCCTAGTAAATACGTGACGGCTAAAATTCCAGCCAGTCTACGTCTAGCCTCTTTACCAATTGCTTTGTGGTGAGCCTCGTATTCCCCCACTCTTTGCTTGATCACTGCCGGAGACACTTTGTCGTTAATTAGCTGCTCTTCATATTTTGCTAATAATTTTTTTCGTTCAAAAGGCCTATACAGACTAAATCCAAGCTTTAAGTTTCTGAGGAGAATGTAGGTAACAAGCACCGGGTACTGCTTAAATTTAAATATTATTGAACCAACGGGGCCTACAAAGTAGCGAGGTTTCATCTGACGACTAAAATCACCAAGGGAAGCCCTGACCATGTCTTTGGCTTCTGCCATCGCTAACTGAAATGCTTCTTCCGGAGTGTTCATGACGGGGTTACCTTGTGCATCCCTTTCAACAACACCCCGTGTGTCTTTCTTAGGCTCAGTAGTAAACTTCTCGTAAGCCATTTCAAACACCGTTATGGACACAACTTCACGGTTTAGCCTTTCTGTTTGGTGAAACAGCGAAGACATTATCTTTTTAACTGTCGCCATGTACCCCGTGTATAACGCAGATGGGGCTTCAGCGAGCATCATGAAGTCGTTCACCAGAGATATTTCGTATTGGCCCTCTTGTGCTAACTCAAAAGCTGCTCGGTGTAGCACTGGTTCATTTTTAAAGCTATAGCCTTCTGCCAAAGAGGGAAACTTAACTTCTAAAAAATCTCCTTTTGCTAAAGGTTTAATCGTTCTAGTCGGAACCGTGCTGGTGTACCGAAGTATATTTTTAGTCATTAGCTTCGCTGTTCTATCATATCCGTACGTACCGCCGATGTATGGCAATGCAATCTGAGCCATACCTATAGTGTTTAGCATTGCGGAGAACGGGGCCGACAGCATAAAAAAGAACGTAGTTTCAGACAACCTACCAGCAACTTTTGCAGCAAAGCTAGTGTCCTCAGCGCTGAGAATCACAGGCATCCGTTTTTCTAACTCAATAACAAAGTCCCTGTACACTTCTTTTTCGGACCTGCTAAGTAACGGGTTGTTTCTAATGTCGTCAAGAGCATTAGTAATATTATTATGCAACTTGTCAGAAAATTTAAACCGTGATTGCTGGTAGGCACTGTGAATCGCTGACGTAGAAAACACGCGAAGCATGTCTTCGCTAGCACCTTGAATATTTTTACGATTAATAAACATCTTGCGCATACTTTGTTGCGGCAAGAGGACATAAAGCAGTTGATTAATATTATCTTTTAGTTCTTTTTTAATTTCATCTCTCTCAAACCTTTTTTCAACCTCTTCTTTTGTAGGCGTGCGATTTAGTTCTTTTTGCAAGACTTTTTCAGCCGCGTCGTATTGAGCTTTAGTGGGGGGAGTTGTTATATTTCCTATAGAATCTACAAGGTCTTGTACTTCTTTTAACACTCCTGGAGCATCACGATTTTTTGAAAATATTTCTGAAACTCCATTGCCGGGGTAAACCGAACCGACTAAGGCTCGCTGTTGTGCGTTACCCTCACTTAGCTCATTAACGCGGTTGTTCATCGCTAAGTTTCGTGCGTCAGCACTTTCATACTCGTAAAACTCTTTAAAATTACCAGAGCCAACTTGGAAAAAGAATTCTCCAAACCTACGCAGAGGGAAATAAGGCGAAACAAGTTTGTCTGGGCCAAACTGCGCAGCAATCTCTGCTAACGATTTTTCTTTTTCTTGTTGAGACAGAGAGCTATTGTTTACCCGGTCTTCTAACTCCTTAATCATCCGCTCAACTGATTTTTTATAAAAGTCACGAACGTCACGGTATATTTGTTTAAACTCTGGTTTAAGAATAGCCCACGCCTGTAATAGTGCAGCGTTTACAGGTTGGCCTTTAGGGTTATCAGGATCAAGACTTCGCATTGTTGCTTCAAGCATAATCCTAGCCATAATCTGTGACTGCTTTGGATTCTTAAATTGAGCAACTGTCCACCGCCTAGATATGTCAGCTGCTTCATTCAGTATGCTTAATCTATATTCGATCATTTTTTCAATGAGTCGAATCGTACCGATTATCTGTGGAAACTTGTCTTTGGTTATTTCGGCAAGATGGCTGAGGTTCATAAATCCCAAAACAACTTGTCTAAGCTGAGTATTCCTAGCGTCCCAAAAACTACTACCCATTATTTTAATTGCTTTGCTCCACGTCATACGCCCTGTAAGAGCGAGATTTGCGGTGCCAATATAACTTTGGGTGGTTTGTTCTTGGGTACGTGAAGTTTGGGGGGTACTAGTAGGACCCTGCACTCTTTTACCCCGCTTACCCCCGGCAAACCTCGGCTGCGCTGCAAAGGGTGCTCCAGTACGCACCGCTGAGAAAATCTTAGTTGCTTCCGCCATGGCGTTGCCCGCCAAGTTATCTAAGCCAAACGCTCTGAGGATTGCTTTTACCAATCTACTTAAAAAGGGCGTTTTCTTAGGCTCGTACTTAAGGCCTTTAAGAAGCTCTTGGAACTTCTTGTTAGTAAATACTTCTGAGATAAATTCGTAGATGTTGGTCATGCCGTATGGCTCTTTGCCAAGCTTTTCTACGGCGTAGTTATACATCTTGGTGAGTTCTTCTACGGCTTCGCGTTGGCCCGGAGTTAACTCTTGTTTGTTAGTGCCATAAGTATTTAGAACATATTCGGTCGCGGCGTGGACAACCTCGTGCAAAAAGACCCGGTAGCTTTTACCTGTCCGCGTATTGGTATTAAGAGTGATCTCGTCAAATTGGGGGGAATAAGCACCGGGGGCTGTTAAGCCCTCAATGGATTTGTCGTACGCTTCAAAAACTGTTTGGAATTCGGCGGCGACAGGGCCAAGGTTGTAGTTTGGTTTCTGTAGTTCCGCAAGACCTTTTGACACAGCCTCTAAAGATTCAGAACGGTCATAATTCTTGAAGTACTTATCGTAGACCTGCGGATAATGCATTTCCACGTAACGAAATAAACGCTTCTGTTGCTGCGCTGACACACTATCAATCGAGCGGCGAACCAAGTCACGCCCGTTGTTAAAACTTATGTTTGTTGGTAGCTTAAGGTCTAAAAGCGCTTTTGCTAGGTCAGCAGAAAAACCAGTTAGCTTCTGAGACGCAATCCGTAACGCACCATTTAGGTCATTGTTGGATATAGCCGAGACCATTGTCGGGTGGATGTCCCCGACTTTAAACTCTAACAAAGCAACCTTTTGGTCTAAATCAGCTATCGTGTCGTCAACGTTAGCAAGAAAATCAACCGCTTTTGCGGAAAGTAAATAGTTGACAAGGTCTACGCCATCTCTAGGTGCCTCCCCTTTTAGTAAGTCGTCAAGGGTTTTGTGTACCGCATAATTATTGTCAAACCCAAAAGTATCTTTTAAAGCTTCAAACAACTTACGCACAGCGGATTTAAACCTTTCCCACCCACTTCCAAGTTTAGCGGCAAAGAGTTTTTCAGCGTTAACCGCCCAGAACTCTGATGGGTTTACGTATTGATAGAACTCATACGAAGGCATCGCTTTAACAGCAACAGCCAAAGACTCTGGACTAGGATTGTCTAAAAAGTTCATCACCTTGTGGAAAAACGCTTGGCTTTTTAGATCGGTGTGCTTTTGAATAGCTTTTTGAAACGCTCTATGATAAGCGTTTATTATGGCTTCTTTCGCTTCCTTGGTCATCATCTGCTCAAGGGAGTGCATCAATTCATGGCGTATGGTGGAAGGATTAAACGCACCTTTTGTGCCAATATAAAGACGAACTAACCTTTCAACCGGGATATACATACCGGCTATATTATCTTGGCCTATCCCTGGAGATACGACAGATAAACGAAGTCCCTCAAGAACTTTTGGAAATCTACTATAAACTTTTTGAATTACTTCAAATACTTGAGAAGAAATAGCTGGTTCTCTGAAAACACCAGTCCCATCCATAGCGTTTCGGCCATGATTAAGAAAGTTTTCAGCAGATACTACTTTATCGCTATACGCTCTAAGAGCAGCTTTTAAGTTTTTAATTAACCTATTTAATTCATTAAGAAGCCGTTGTTTTTCAATGCTCGACCCATAGTTGCGAATACTTTCTACCAACGATGCTTTCTTTTGACCTAGGGAAGCTAACTCTTCAATGATTTGGTTTTTAGAGTCCTTAATACCGTCATCAATTTGTTCTTGCGTTACAGTCGGAACTTCACCTGTATCGATATCTTGTAGAGAGATGTCTTCATCTCTAGCCGGACGGATCCCACGTTTTTGTTTTGGGATTGAATAAAACTCTGCTTTTTCAAAAAGCTCTTCGGCTAAAGAGTCAAATTCTTCTTTTGTTGTAGGCTGAAAAACATCGTTGTCAACAACAAAAAAGACATCTGAGTCTCCGTCAATAAAAACTTCTTCAGCCTCAACATCATTTGAAAGGCGAGTTCCTCTTTCTCTTACCTCTTTAGCTTCAATTTTTTGAGTTGCATCCAGTACAGTAGCGCCGCCTTTTTCAGTCAACAGCGATTGCTTACCTTCTCGGCGTTTCTCAACTCCACGGATGCGGTTCTCTATTTTTTCAACTTCTCCAAGAGCTTCCCTAAACGCCTGTTCGCTGCCCAACCCATAAAAGAATTTAATTCGTTCCGCTTCTCGTTTGCGCAAAGCCTGTACATAATCATCAGCAACTTTTTTGCTTACGTTGCGGGATTCTTGGATTTTCTTAGAAGCTTCATTAGGGTTATCAAGCCCTTTACGCTTATAATCTTCTGCAAGGGCTTCTTCGTACGTCTGTGTTGGTTCTTCCGTTGTTCCTTCAGGTGCAGTAGTTGCTGCTGGTGCCGTTTCAGCAGTTTTTGCTTCAGTCGGCGCTGCTTCTTTCTCTTTAGTTAGCCTAGGCAATAACCTCCGAGCAAACATCTCTGCATCAAATTTGTTATCTAGGTTCTCATTGATCGCATCTTTTGCTAGTCCTAAGCTATCGTGGCTCGTATCGCCCCTACCAATTCTATTGAGCGCTTGGTTCTCAGGGCTTTGGGCTTTCCAAAAAGTCTCGGAGCCTTCTTGTACTTTATAGAATTTGAACCCCTTGTAGCTTTTTACATCGCCTACGATGTTCCCCGAAACACCCTCAACGTTTAAAGGCTGTTTGGATATATCAGCCATCATTTGCTTGGCTGTATTTATTTGATCTTTTGGTTTTAATGCACCTGTTGTTGGCTCTTCTCGTGCTCCAACGCTAGCAGCAGCCCCGACACCCTCACCCAATCCTGTTGGTTCAGTTCTTGCAGGTGCTCCGGTAACTCCTGCGGCAGCTTCTTCTCCGCTAGGCACAGAAACAGGAGGCTTACGTCCTCCAGACTCAGCTCGTAAACGTCGGGTTTTCTCTTGGGTAAATTCATATAGCGCCTCTAACGTTTCAATATCAGTTGGCGGTCGACCTAATTTTTTCTTAAGCTTTATGTCTATTAATTTTTTAGCTTCGAGGGGAGTAGCTTGGGCTTCTTCGGGGAACTCAGCGATTGCCTTTTGAAGTTGTTCTTTTTTAGCAGTCTCTTCAGCAAACAAATCTTTTTCGCCGGCAAGCCCAAGATCGACCCCACCTGCCTCAGGCTTATCCTCAACTAATTCAAACCTAGCCCGTGCATATGCATCATCCATCGAGATGGTTTGGCCGTCATCGCTAAACTCGCCTATGATTTCATTCGCACGGGCTAGTATGGACTCTTCTAATTCAATCTCTTCGGCGTTTAGTTTGTCGAGATCGGCGATTGCCTTATCTTCTTCAGAAAGCTTCTTGATCTCCTTGACTCTTTGGTAAGTGCCGATTGCTTCAAACGGGCCAGTTACTGTTTCACCTGCCATCTCTGCTATTACAGCAGCAGGATTAGGAACTTCTCCGATAGCCAAGGATCCCGCAGCCTCACCCGCACCGCCAAGACCAGCTTGGGTACCGACTTCTTTGACAAACTCTTTGGCAGCGACAAAAGCAGGCTTGCCAGTTTTAAGTGCTTCAATAATTTTGTTGGCAGCAGAACCCGCAGTCTTTAAAGACACCGCATCAAAGACGCCAATGACTCCTGACCTAATGGATGCGTTTTTCCAAGCTTCGTCATGGCTTTCGCCTTTCTGCAACCGGTCAACATACTCGTTACCGAACTGAGTAGCAGCCGATCCTAGACCTCCAGCCTGTGCCGCCGCTGTTGGGTTTTGCGCAGCGAGCCTACCTATCAAAGCAGTAGATACCATGTACGCCATCGCCGGTAGAGACTCAGCGCCCAAGTCGGCAATAACTCCAACCGGATTAGAAAACAACGCCGCCCCAGCCTCTTTAGCAGACTCCATAAACGTGAGGTCATCCCCCATCGCTGCTTTAAGCCGTGCGGTTTCGGGGCGCAAGGGGCTTGCAAGTTGTCTTTCCTGCGCTTGTTTTTGGAATTCAGCGATATCTTGAGCGTACTGTCCAGCCTCTCGCTTATTACGCTCGTATCTTTCTCGGACTTCTGGAGGAGCTAAGGGTACTCCGGGGCCACCATATTCTTCTTCATCCTTAAGCATCGCCCCACGGGAAATGGCGAACGCCTCACCTTTGGTATTGGCACGAAAGCTCTCATATCCAGAAATCAAAGCGTCTTTGGCGTAGCGGTAGTTCCTAGCAAGGAAGCCCTCGTCTTCAGAAACAGTTGACGCTACCGGTGCTACCGGCAGTTGTGGGATTACTGGTGCGGGTTTACCCTTAGCAACCGGACTTACAGTCGGCTCGGTTTCTTCCTGTGGTGGAGGTGCCGCAACCCCAAACCGTTGACGTATTGCTTCCTGTGTTGCTGGATTAGCGGTTACAAAATTTTCATCTTGCGGAGCATACCTCTCAAATATAGCTCGTTTAGTAGCTTCGTTTGCATTAATGTAGTTTGGATCATTTAAGATCTCACGTAAACTAAGCATTATCGCCCTCGAAGTAGAGGATTAGAAAGATCTACTTGTCCAGCACCATCTCTAGCAGCACCGCCTCTAGGAGCATCGCCTCTAGGAGCACGTAAGTACCGATTAGCGGTCTCTGGATTCATACCAATATCACGGTACGCTTCTTTGAGGTACTCTTCTCTTATCCTTGTAAGTTCCTTTTCGGCCTGTTCTTTGGTCATACCAAGTCGTTTTTGAGCCTCTTTAATACCACCCGCTGCCTGGGCTAAAGAAAAATTACCACCAGATCCACCAATACTATCTGCAAATCTTTTACTAGCAGCGTCATATGCAGACTTAACCAACCCCGCTGCCGCATTATATTGGTCTTTAGTGCTTGTTATGTTGGCGAATCTAGACAGAGCATCTTCTAATTTTTCACCCGGCATCATAATTGCCCTAGCGCCACGAACAACATCCGGCGGAAGATTAGCAATAGCCAACCTATTCTTGCGATCCAACGCAGACTCACCAGCCCTAAAACTCTGCTCAGCACTAAGTCTATTTCTAGCTTGAAGCTCTTGAAGCGCTTGGGTAAATGATTTTTCATCTTCTGCACGGGCAGCAGCCTTAGCCGCAATTGCAGCTTTGCTCCGTGCTTCTTTAGCAGCTTCTTGCTTTTCAACGTCTCCCATATAACCTTCAACAGCGGGAGCCATTTTTCCTAAGTTAACACCAAAATATGGAGAATCCCCACTAAGCCCTAATAAACCAGCTTGAAGTATCCGTGCTCCCGTTTGCTGACGTGCACGAGCTTCCGCACGTTTTTCAGCGGCTTCGTTATAAGCAAGCAAGTCTGCAACTGATTGATTAGCCCCTAAAAATTCTTCTCTTGCCGCTTTAATAGCTGCTGCATCTCCACTTAATCCACTGTATATACCTGAATAGGACGGCATTCTTCCACTTGCTGTATCAATACCACGAGTAGCAGCTTTGTAATCAAACTCATCGACCAAGTCTCCAGTCTTGAACGCCACAATCCCGCCACCTGCATACTCAGGAACTATACTTTCATCCACAGGCAACGCAGCAATCCCACTATCCTCGGGCATTTGCATTGGCATTTGTTGGGCCATTGGTGGCATAGCGGGCATAGCCGCTTTTGCTTCGTTGGCAGCGTTTTGAGCAATAATTCTTTCTATTTCTGTGCCGGGAGGCATTTGTTCTTGTGCAGCCATAGCAGCTATTTCAGCCCCGGTTTGGGCTTGTTCGGCTTTTACTTCAAGAATGGGCGCTACATACGCAACGGGAATCTGCCCCATCTGAGCCATCTGCATGATGGTCTCTTGAGGCAACATAGCCAACTCAGCAATTGGCTTGTTTAGAAGCTTGAGGTTTTGTGCGATGCTCATTGATTACCCCCTCGGGTTCAGCATGTTGTAAATGCCAAGCCCCGATAAGCCAAGTCCAGCAAGCTGGCTAGCAAAACTAGGCGGTGGAGTCGTAGTTGTGGTTCTTTGATCCAATGGAATACCACGAATAAACTCACTGAGTTTGCCCAGTTGAGACTCGGGGAACTGAATCTGACGCATGATATTTTCGTAGTCAATATCTTTTTGTTGCTGTGCAATAGCACGCTCAAGGTCGCCGTATGCGCCAAGAGTCTTAAGCCGATCAATGTCTGCTGCCTGTTGCGCCACACCGAGTTGACCATATTGTTGACCAAGCGTACCGAGAGTCTGAGCTTGTTGGAGTTGTGCGGTACGCTCGGCCTCAAGACCTCTCTGACCTGCTTCAAATGCGGCTTGAAGACCACGAGCCTGAATATCACCAAGCTGCTGCCCAAGCGCACGTTCGCGTTCTGTCTGGGCTAAAAGCTGTCGAGCACCACCATAAGTTCCTTGACGCGCTGCACCAAGGTTTGCTCCTAGTTGGGCTTTCTGTGCGTCCTCAATTGCTTTCTGTTTCTGAACGTCAATTACGTTCTGAGCATAAGGAGACGTGTACTTTAATAAAGTAGCGGAGTCAGTAATACTTGGCAATCCAGTTAAAGCGGTTACGCCTGAACCAATAGCTGTTGCTCCAGAAGCAAATTGTCCGGGGGTAGTCATACCCCTTAATTCTGTGCCTATACTAGTTTGGTCTGTCGTTAATCCACTTATACGATCCGCTCCACTATATAAATTCGCTGCTTTAAGCGGATCCATATAAATAGTTTTGTAGGCAGCGGGAGTCCCCTGTCCAAAAAGCTGGAACGCTTGGGGGATTAAACCCTTTTGACCCTCAGCACCGCTCGTATAAAACGTCTCAAACGCGGCGGGTAGCTGACTGGTTACGACTTGTGATGTAGTTGCCATGTTCTATCCTTTACGCTGGCATGTAGCGGTCGGCACTGACCTCGGGGGCTTGCCGTCTTTTTCCGGTTCTGGCCCTGCGGATGTTGTCCATCATCTTGTAAAGCTTCTTTGCACCAGCACGGGAAGACCCATTGCCTAAGTGTGAGACTACGTCGGCAGGAATAACAAACTCACCATCTGATAAACGAGCTTTTTGCCGACCACCAATCGTGGCAGGAATATCGTCAGACATCCCATCACCGCCACCCTTCAAAAACCGAGGATTACCACCAGACTTAAATGCGTTCAAACTAGCCAACCCGCCGCCAGCCATGCCTTGTTGGGCACGAACATCTTCTGCGGTCAGGCGCCTGTAGTTAATTGGGTAGTCACGAAGAACACCTTGCGCCCATGCAATGTCTTCTTGTTTTTTACCTTCCTGTGCAGCTAAGATCCGCTCGGCTTCTTTTTTCTGATCTTCCAGTTCTTGCAAAGACTTGATTGATCCATACGCCGTCGTTGCCAAGGAAGCTGTTAATAAAGCATCTTTTGCGCTAGTGGGAGTAAGAACATCAATTGCTTTACCGGGCAGGCTAGAAAGACCTTCTAATGCACGATCAACAAAAGTTGCTGGTGGCTGTGCGCTTGCATCGGCAATTTTAGCCGCTTCAAGATTGTAGTTAAATCTATTTGGATCAGCCGCCTCACTCATCGCAATGTCTGCTCCCGCTCCGCTTTCAGAAGGAATAAATTGTCCGGGGATTGGTTGAGCTGCTTGGGAGTAATCAGCCGCAGTCGAACCATAAACATACGGGTCTCCGCCAACAGCATCTACCACTGAAGGCGCGGGTGTGGGGGGAGGAACATCAGTAGATGGCACTGTAGTAGGTGCAGTACCAAATGTACCCGAGTAGTCAAATGATGGTTTCAAAGTGCCAGTTGTTGCATAAGTCAATCCACCAGCTAAAGCTGCTTTTTTGACATCAAAACTACTACCGGGGGCAGCAAGACCTTGGTATAAAGCCGCACCGATTGGTCCACCAAAGTAAGCAGCAGCAATAGATCCAACGGGGCCAAGAGCCTTGGCAATGGACTCAACACCTCTTTCAATTGCTTTACCAAGGGAAGAAATCGGCTTATAGATTTCTTTAGGAACAACTTTCTTTAATGTTTTTCTAACATACTCAGGTTGTCCTGTCTTGGGATTGATCGTTCCAGATCCACCGAGCAGTTGAAGAATCCCGGCCTCTTCAGGAGTAATGTGAGCCAGAATCGTGTCACCTCCACGCCCAGCAGCTTCAACTCGTTCTGCCATTTCAGGAAGGGACAAAGAGGCTAATCCACCCTTATTGAAGTTCATCAATGCAGGGGGGGTGTCGTACATACCGGGAGGCATGGTCGGGCCGAAGCCATATTGGGGTTGGGCGATGGTTGGATATTGCATGGCAGTATTATCCTTGATTTTAAGCAATAGTTACAGTAGGAGCGGCTCCAGTCAAGCCCAAAGAGGCAACCGGCGGTATGCCGACCGTTCCACGAATCAGACTTGGTGCCACCCCTGCCAAGACCAGCCTTCGGGTTGCCGGGATTGGGAAGTTTGTCATGGCAGAAATAAAGTTAGCCGTTAGGATTACAGATGGAATAGCAGGTCTGGTTGGACTCGTCCCAGCGGCGTAATGTTCTAGATACACATCCGTCGATTCTGACCACCAAGCAACTTCTAAATACTCTGTTTCTGGGTCATGGACTGCAAATATTGAGGTTATGGCTGGAACGGCGTGACCCCAGATGCTGACACTTTTGCGGGCTGGAATATCAAAACGGGTATTACTAGAGTCAATGTTTGTCCCGGTATCTTTCAACCAGACTTCAAACTCTTTAATGGCGTTTGTTTGATTGGTAACTTGCAAGGTAAAAGTAATTAAGTAGTAACCAGCATTTGGAAACCGAATCTTTGACCCTTCAAATGTAACCCCGTTACTTTCCTCCACACTGCTGTATGTAATAAGATTCTCTACCGTTGTTCCTGCTGAAGATTGATCTTGATTAGAAATCAATATCCCAAAAGGTAGATTAATCCCACTACCAAAACCTGCAATTGTTCCGCCGTATAAATCGCCACGAAAAACACCACCAAAAAACTCGTCTGCTCTGTAAGACTGCGCCTGATTCGGGGTAAGCGAATCTAACTGACTGAAATAAATCCCCAACACACGGATGAGTTGGAGCATGTACTGTTGGTCGTATTCAGCCCCCGGTATCGGTAATGGCGAAGCACGAAACTTTTCCAGTGCCATTTATCTTCTACCATCGGGTCTAGCATCCAGCCTCGGCGCTCCCAGTTGCCACTGAACATTTAACTCATCAGACTGTATCTTGAACGCCATCTGGCGGGCACGGGCACGGATAAATACCTGCTCTGTGTACTGTTCCACTGGGACGGTTGTAGACCGGTCAACGTCAGGCTCATTGGTCGTGATGTAGTTAGAACCGGGGAAGTTACGAGGACGCATGGTCATCATTACCCTTGGAGTCGCAGCCGTCGAGCCATTAAAGTCAACGTCAGGGATAATGCGCTTAATCAGCATAAGTTGATCCCCGTCCTGAATATCAGTGTCGTTGGTCTGTATAAACGCTGTCATCGGGCTGGTGTCGTCGTTCGTACCCTGCTCATGGTTATACAGTAAGTAACCACCAACCGCTTGAGGATACTCACGCAACGGAGAGTCAAGCCATGCAGTTCTCTCAATATTTCCGTAGTACCAGATCTTTTCAAGATAGTTATAAATAACGTACCGATCATTTGTTTCTGAATCAGCACTTGGATAGAACCACCAGACTTCATTCCAGCCTTCATTCGTACCGCAGATAATCTGTTCTACTTGGTTCAGGTTAATGTCTTGGAAAACGTAGTTACGAATGGTGCATGGGAGCGTTTCAACCCGACCAGCGTAGATATAGAACTTGTCCAGTCCCATCCAGTAGGTGACGTTATTAGCCGAGATACAGGCACGAGGACTAATAATTGAGATGTTGTCGGCATACTCTTGCAAGGAGAATACATCGGTAGTGCCTGTGAACTGGAGGGTGTATAAGTGCGAATCTGTCCAAACTAATATTTCCTGTCGGGTTGGTAGCGCCCTAACAATCCTTGATCCACGAGATATTCGTATAAACCCCGCAGAGTTTGTCGGGGACGGAGTCCAGTTTGTAGGCTCGTCTTGATTAGCCCAACGAATAAGCAATGGATCAAAAGAACCGCCACCAAAAGGAGTTGCCCCAAAACATAACAAATGCTTATCGTTTTGAGAAACAAGAATTTGCATCGCCTCATCTGGAACATCGCTGGCTCCTGCTAAAGATGACAACAAAACTGCTCGGCTGGTAAATGTGCCGTCATACTCCCAGTAATAAATAGCATCGTTTCTAATATTTGCGACTAAATCGTTATCAAAGTTGTCCATGAACCAGTCACGCTGGAAAATAGTGATAGGCGTTAATCCGCTAGTACCCCATCCTTCGGCACCCCATCCTCCAGTACCCCAGCCGTATCCGTAAATAGTTGTGTCTTCACCAACTGTAATTTCAAACGAAACAGTTATCCCTGTCCCGCCGCCAGAGCCTGTACTGGTTGCCGCTGTAGTTGTAGCAATTGTGAATGAGTTGTTATTTGGCGCAGTCAGAATCTCGTGGTTCCCGTTGATCTCAGAGGCAGGGATGCCATTGACCGTAGTTGAACCGGAAATCTGTACGTAGTTTCCAACAAGTGCTGTACAACCACTGATTGTAATTGTTACCCCTGTCTGCCCGTTTGTAGTACTAACGCAGTTATCTGTTGCCGAGGTTGTATATGTTGGATCAACCGGTCGAAGGGGGGTAATGTTGATTAAGTTTGTTGCAATATCAAGGTAGAGTTTGGCGCTTGTCCCCAAGGCCAAGATATTGTCAGAGGAACTCGTAATGTAGTTGTACATCTGACGGCATATACCAATCAGTGTAAACACCCCGTAGCGCAGCCAACCGCCTATTTTCTGCGGGAAGCCAGAACGGAACCGGATCTTGTCGCACTCATAAAAACCACCCTCGCCAGCGTAGTTGGTCTGGTCTCGGTTAAGCCCCGGTTTAAACTGAATACGTGAGAGCGGCATTTAGTAACTCCAGACCGTTGGTCTGTTATTGTCCCAGTCGTCTAGGTGGATGAACCGCCCAGTGCCTTTTTGTTGAACCCCGATTCCTTTGAAGTTCATATCCAACGCAAGCATCAAAATTTTGTGGGCCTCGGCTCCCTGCACCGCAATATCCGCAGCCTTACCCGTAGTATGCGCTCCTGAAGAGGTTTTTTTAACCTCTATCGGATGTTGTGGGCATCGATAGCCAGATGAGATGGTGAGGGGTTTGTTATACCGAGCACGAAGAAGTTGAAGCCGAAACATGAAGTCTGCATCCATCTCGGTTTTGCCACAGTGACTACAGGCAAACTCAGATTCCTTGAAGTTTGGGTAACGGCTCCAATCCATTACTTAATCCCTTTCCACTTCTCTGCTGTACGCAGACCACCAAGACCTAAAAGACCAAGCAACACCGTCATCAACGTGTCCATGTCGAAGGCGACAACAATTTGCTCTTGCCCCGCACTGGCTAGGAAGAAGTTGAGAAGTGGGAACAACACAAAGTGCAAGGCAAACGCAATTCCGCATGTCCACCCCACGGCTGGTCGCCAGCCTCCTCGGAAGAGATCCATCTTGGCCTCTTCTTTATTCAACTCGATCTGGGCCATGTCCCGCTGGAAGTCCTGATCCTGCGAGGCTTTTATCAGTTCGGCCTTGGCTCTATCCCGTGCGTCTTTATCCGGGATGATCTTGTCTAAAAGCCTTCCTCCGATCTCAACGAGGGCGAGAGGTGTCACAACTTACCCCTGTTGGGCGGGTTCTTCACCCTCAACACCCTCGTCCTGAACATTTAAAGCCTCTTGAGCAGCGATTTGAGCAAGTTGTTCAGGGCTAGGAGGCCATTGGATAGAGGGAAGGTTAGCAAGTTCGTCCACCGTGGTACAGGCTTCTACTGCGGCCCTTGACTCGTCAGCAGTTGTGCGGATGCTTTGCCGCCATGTGTTCCAGTCCGGCTCGACCGTGCCTTGGGTTTCGACTGCTTTGACCACCATCCAGTCCGTGGGGAGCAGGATTGTGTAAGCGGTTTGGTTGATCTGAGCGGCCTGTTGAACCTTGAGTTGATCCAAGTCCTTGGGCGTGGCGGTGTAGTTGATGTCAACCGTGTTGGTCTGAGCGTTGTAAACCGGCTCGTCTTGGCTTACCCAGTAATACTGCTGGTTGGCTTGTGGGCCGTAGACAACATCGACCAGACCGAGTTGGTTTCTCTGCGCTTGGGTTGACTGTGCAATCCACTGGGGTGGGTACTGAACGCCGTTATAAGTCCACGACGTGCCCGCTTGCACATACATGATGATGATTCCGTTTTGAACGATTGCAAACATGATTAGTTCCTTGTGTTAAATGCTCATCGGGCGAGGGAATATTTGAAGGGGTTTTCAGCAAAACAGGCGTACACAAAAGTTCCGCCATTAGCGTTATAGTCTGCGTCTGTTCTGCGGAGTTTGAAGCCGTTTGAAAGAATATCTACTGACCGAGTACCACCAGTATCTTCTGCGCCAGAACCATCCGCATACAGCCAATTAAAGACCACATTGCTAGTTCCCCTAGCCGTGTCATAGAGCCACCAGTTACTCGTTGAATCAGTGCGCTTAATCATGAGCCATCTGGGGCGAAAGTTCGTAAAAATGAACGGCCCGTCCGCACTTCCATTGCCCGTGTAACTCCCGAAGGCAGAATACCCAGCGACAGGGGCGAAGCAGTACATGACATAAGTCCGTGTATTGCTATTAACCGAAGAATCCGTACCCAAAGACACCACAGTAGACGATGGACTTGAAGGCCAAAATCCAGATGAAGCCTGTGCCGCTGTAGTGTTTAATGTAAGTGTTTGACCGCTGGTAAGAGATGTGTGCCATACACGCCAGTTATCGGAGTTGCTTCTTGTTTTGATAATCACCATGCCGGGAGCAACACCCAACCCATGCCCCACTGTCTGGCTACTAGAGCCGTTGCCTGTGTAGGTTGCAATGCTAAACCCACTGGTCGTATTCACAGACACAGTGCTAGTGATTGACCCTGCAGTGTTGCTAGACCCTGCTCCCC